TTTTCGACATAAACGAATCTGTATGTCCGGATAATATCAATGACATTCTGGAAGAGGCTTGGGAGTATATTAACTACCGGGTAACGGGAACGAAAGTCCCTTCCAATGCAATAGACAACTATATCAAAGAAATCAAACCAATTAAATTAAAACGGATAATATGATGCTTTTAATCATTCCGACAACGGCGGCTTTGTTTGCCTTTCACTTTATTGATGTGCTTCGCATACCCGAAAGGTGGCGGGTGCTATACCGTAAACCACTCAACTGCAATCTTTGCCTATCTTTTTGGGTGGCTTTGCTTTTATGGCTTGTGCCTCCTATCTTTGTCAAAGTATTATTCACAGGCTTTGCCGCTTCAATCCTATCAGTATGGGGAATAAAGAAAAGTTCATAAGTTATGAAAACGAATGGATGACGGTGCGCGTAGGTTTTTTACGAGACCTTACGATGGAATGTAAAAATGAAATAGAGCGTATTTACAAAGAAGAGATTGATCAGAACTGGTTTCCTAATCGTTGGTGTAAGGCTTGCTATTATGATGCAATCCGGAGGTTAATAATTAAATTTCAATTATGAGTGAAGTATTTGTCGCGGTATATACAAATAAAGTAAAAAGATATTGTGATCAATTATTTTTCGATGCTTTGAATAAAAATATAAGCAGCGATCATATACACGTTATTGATAATAGTAATGATCACGGCGAGTATATGAACGAATTAAAAGCCAGAATACAATGCAATTACATAGCTCATTTGGATATATCTGAACAACCAGAAATAACTAAGTTTCATAGAAAGGTAGCTGAATCGGTTACCCATCTTAGATTAATGTTTTTGCTTAGCCAGTATAAATATTTCCTTATTGCCGAAAGCGATGTCATTCTAAATAATGATAAAACTATTGAAACATTACTGCAAAATATAAAAGAGCTTCCAGAAGATACCGGAGCGGTTGGGGCTTTATATTATGATGGCTTTCACAATTACAGCCTTACAGGTATTCAGCAAACTAACCACGTATTATCCGGATGCACTATTTACAAACGTTCAATGATTGAAAGGTTTCCGTTTAGATACGATCCTAATTATTTACCTTCATTCCCTGATGCTATTATTTGCATTGATGCCATTAATGATTTCAAATATTATAACAATCACGAGTTAAAATGTAGCCATGCTCATTCAGAGAATGGCTCAAGATATATATGAAAAGTAAAGTAATATATTCAGAAAACCCTTATGAGCATTGGTCAGATATTACCGATGTCAATGGTAAGATTGTTTTGGATTTGGGTTGTGGATGGATTGAGCAAGGGCATGAATCAACAACGGAATATTTTATCAAAAGAGGTGCGGCAAAGATAATAGGTGTTGATATTAACGAAACTGAAATACAAAAGTTGCAGGCGATATATCCCGATCACGTATTTATCTGTAAGGCAGTAGAAACAAAAACGGATTTATTTGATTTGATTGCTGAATATAAACCGGAGGTGGTGAAGATGGATATTGAGGGTTTTGAAAAGCTATTGAAGTTTTTAGGCAGTCTGCTTACGGTTAGGGAGATTGCTATTGAATACCATAATAATGAATGTAAGAATATCATTTTGAGTAAGCTCGATGAGTTAGGTTTTGATATTTTAGCAGTCAATAGATTTGGTTACTTTTGTACTGATGTCGAAATAATGGGAGTAATTCATGCAAAAAAATAAAGAAATATCAAATACAGGATATTGGAGCGGCGAAACAGCGCATCATCATCATATTCACAGCAAAGAACTGGCTGAATGGTTATGCAATTTTTTGGATAAAGAAAACCCCGTTATTGATTTTGGCTGTGGGATGGGTTATTATTTGCAACAAATGAATGAAAAAGGATTCAAGAATTTAATTGGTTATGAGGGTGAAGTACCTAAAATAAAGTATTTTGACGCCATTGAACAAAAAGATATTACTAATCAAATAAATACTATAAAAGGAAATGTTTTATCTATTGAAGTCGGCGAGCATATACCAGCTCAGTATTGCACAAATTACATAGATAATCTTGTAAATAATTGCAATGACTTCCTTGTTTTATCTTGGGCAGTTCCTGAACAGCCGGGAAGAGGTCATGTGAATTGTTTAAGTAATGAATCTGTAATTGCAATGATCGAAAGTAAAGGATTAAAATATTTATCTACAATTACCAAAGATGCTCGTTCAATTATTACAGATAATACTTATTGGCTAAAAAATACAATAATGATATTTCAATGATTAGTATTTTTACCATAGCATATAACGAAGAAGTCTTAGCGGAAAAATTTATAAATCATTATCGAAGCAGGTTTCCGTCATGCAATATTATGGTGTACGATAATTTAAGCACAGATGCGACAGCAGAAATATTTTTATCACATGGTTGTAATTTGTTAGAATTTGATACAGGAGGCAAAATAAATGAAAATTTATATTTACATATAAAAAATAACCGATGGAAGCAAGCTTCGACAGATTGGGTTTTGGTTTGTGATGTTGATGAATGGTTAGATATTGATGAACAGACTCTAAATAATGAAACTTCAACCCTTATTAAGTCATGCGCTTTTGATGTTTATGAATATAAATATGAAGTAAGATTTCCGCTATATGATAAAGTGCTTTTGTTTAATAGGTCAAAAATAACTGAAATAAATTACGGCCCCGGATGTCATAGCGTACATCCTGAAGGTATTATCGAATATTCAATGCCTTATAAACTGCTACATCAGAAGTATTTATCAGAAGAATATATAGTTCAAAGGCATAAGATGTATGCACAGCGTGTAAGTGAAACGAATATAGAAAATAAATGGGCAATACATTATTTCACAAATGAAGAAGAAATTAGGCAAAATTATCGTAATGTGATCAAGGACTTTGAGAAAAAATAGTATTTATAATCCAAATGAATCAAATGCAATGAACAACAAACAAACATTCATAAAGTACGAAAACGAATGGATGACAGTTCGCTCCGGATTTATTCGTGAGTTGTCGAATGAATGCAAAAGCGAGGTTGAGCGTATTTATAAAGAGGAGATTGATATTAACTGGTTACCGAATAAATGGTGCAAAGCCTGTTACTTTGATGCCATTCGTAGATTAATAATTAAATTTGGATTATAATGCCATTACCGAATAAGAACGAAACGAAAGATGATTATCTACAACGCTGCATGGGAAGTAGTGAAATGCAGTCTTACAACCCTGAGCAACGCTACGCCGTTTGTAATTCGTATTGGAAAGAGGAGAAACTAAGGAATATATTTAGTAAAGAAGCAAAAACAGTATTTGATAATGGCAAGGGAATTAAATGAAAAGCAGGAACTTTTCTGCAAATATTATGTAAGTAAAGACTTTTTTGGTAGTGGCGTGGAAAGTTATGCCGCTGCTTATGGTTTGGATTTGACAAATCAAAAAGAATACAATACTGCCAAAACTCAGGCGAGTAAACACCTTACAAACCCTAACATCCTTTCACGTATCAATGAGGAGCTGGATGCCGCTGGATTAAATGATAATTTTGTAGATAAGCAATTACTTTTTGCCATTACTCAAAACGCTGATTTAAGTTCAAAGGTTAGGGCAATTCAGGAATATAACAAGTTAAAGCAAAGAATTATTGAAAAACTTGAAACCAAAAACAATAACAAAATAATCGTTGAATATGTTAGTGCGGCTTCACAAAGCCCAAATGATACAGAAAATAAGACAAACTATAGTTCCAGCTAATTTCTGTGGACTTGGACAGAAAATAAGACAAACTATAATTTCAACTAATTTCTGTGGACTTGGACAGAAAATAAGACAAACTATAATTCCAACTAATTTCTGTGGACTTGGACAGAAAATAAGACAAACTATAGTTCCAACTAATTTCTGTGGACTTGGACAGAAAATAAGACAAACTATAGTTCCAACTAATTTCTGTATATGTTAGTACGGCTCCCGGAACTTCACACGAATCAGAAGAAAATAAGGCAGGAAGCTAAGCGCTTCAACGTGCTGGATTGCGGCCGTAGGTGGGGCAAGTCGAAGTTGAGCGTTAATCTTTTGGTTGAGGGCGCATTGGATGGCTATCCTGTTGGGTATTTTGCCCCGACGTATAAATTATTAGAGGGAACGTTCAAAGAGTGCTATAACGCCTTAGAACAGGTAATAAAGCGAAAGCATGATCAGCAGTTCATTGAATTAGTTACGGGAGGGATTATTGAGTTTTGGAGCTTGGATAACCCGAACGCTGGCAGATCACGAAAATATAAGGTGGCCATTGTGGACGAGGCGGCATTCGTAAAAGACCTTTGGGATGCGTGGACACAAAGCATTAGACCTACCTTAACGGACTTAAAGGGCGGGGCGTGGTTTATGTCAACGCCAAAAGGGAAGAACGATTTTTATAAATTGTGGATGCGTGGGCAAACTGGCGAAGAGGGATGGGCAAGCTGGCAGATGCCGACAAGTACAAACCCTTTTATTGACATATCGGAGATTTATTCAGCTGAAAAAGATTTGCCTGCTTTGGCATTTAAGCAGGAGTACCTTGCGGAGTTTAACGATAACGTGGCTAACCCCTTTGGCTTCCAGTTCATCAAGCAATGTACGATGCCAATGAGTACCGAGCCTCCTGTTTGTTTTGGGGTGGATTTAGCTAAGTCGTTTGACTGGACTGTGATTATCGGACTTGACAGATTTGGTCAAGTAAGCTATTTAGAGCGCTTTCAAAAGGACTGGAATATTACGAAGCAAATAGTAACGCAATTACCAAAGGCACCGATTAAAGTGGATAGCACTGGCGTTGGCGATCCTATTGTTGAAGACCTGCAAAGGCAACGACCGAATGTATTCGGGTTTAAATATTCGGCAAGCTCAAAGCAACAACTTATGGAGGGGCTGCAATCAGCAATCCATCAAAGGAAGGTCGGCTTTCCGGAGGGGGTTATAACAAAGGAATTAGAAAGCTTTGAGTACGAATACACGCGAACGGGAGTGAGGTTCAATGCGCCAACGGGTATGCATGATGACTGCGTGAACGCTTTGGCATTGGCATGGTCGCAATTTATGGAAAGGAAGCACGATGTAAAATACGTTTTTATATGACATGGAACGATTTAACAGTAGGGCAGTATCAAAGGATCTATCCAATTATTACAAGCGATTTAAGCGATGAAAATAAACTGCAACAGATAGTATTTGATTTAGAGGGTAAGGATTGCACGGCTGCTGATTTAGAACGCAAGATGGGTGAATATGCTTTCCTGTCTCAGATGGATATTAAGCCGAAGGCAATGAAGCGGTTTAATGTAAATGGCAGGTGGTATCGGTTTAATTACGACATAGAGAAAATGCCAGCTGCAAGATACGTCGAGATTAAAACGTTCATGGGCGGGGACTTTGTGAACAATATGCACATGATTATGGCATCGGCTGTGATGCCTATGAAGCGCAAATGGTCTGGCTTTGTGGATGCTAAGTACGAAGCTGAGAATCACGGCTTTTATGCTAAGGATATGCAGGATGCCAATTTTATCGACTGCTATAATTCGTTGGTTTTTTTTTATCTAAGATTGGCTCCTTTGACCGGAAGTTTCCTTCCCTTTATGAAGAAAAGCCAAAAGATGAAAACGGTAATGAAGAAAGCGGAGGAGATACTTTTACAAAGTATTACGGATGGATCTTCGCAACAGAAAAGGTGGCCGAGCTTGAGCGCATAACATTGGAGCAGGCTTACGACCTAAGCACTTTACAATATTTAAACGATTTAGTTTACATAAATGAAAAGCAAAAGAATGAACGTAAAATGATGGAAGAGCTAAATAATAAGTACAAATTAAAATAGGTCAGTTTTCTCATAACAAGAATCCCCCGGCTTATTCTTAAGCAGGGGTTTTATTTTTTAGGTATTTAAGTATATGGCAGATGTATTTGCAGGACTTGGCGAAAGTAAAAGCAGTTTTGAGCCGTTGGATTTATCAGCGGTCGAGGAGGTGTTGTTGGATTACGCAAAGCAGTTTCAAAAGATGGCTTCCCGTCAGCTTCGACGTGCAAATAAGATAAGCACAGGGAAGCTTGAGGAATCTATTGCCTTTGAGGTAACTGATACTGGTGAGGGTTATGAGCTTGCGTTGAAGGTGTTAGATTATTACAAGTTCGTGGATCAAGGTGTAAGGGGCGCTGGGCCTAATAGTCGCAATAAAACTTCGCCATATAAGTATCGTGATAAGATGCCTCCTGTAAAGGAGATTCTTAAATGGATAAGCCAAAAGGGATCATTAAAGGCGGTGGCAGAAGATCAGCGACGCGGATTAAGTAAAGCGCAAAAAAAAAGTAGGGCGTTAAAGGCAACATCGCAAAAGATAAAACCTAAGTCTTTAGCCTTTCTTATTGCTCGAAAGATACATCAGCGTGGTTTACCTTATACCGGATTTTGGGAGCGTAGCTTCGAGCAAACGTTTAAAGGGTTAGATGTTAAGCTAGCACAGGTTACGGGGTTAAATATTAGAACTAACTTTGACCAATTGATTAAAGAAATAAAAAGCAGATAATGGCAATCACAATTAAAAGCGCTCCACAGGCATCGGGATATGTATCGGCAAATGAAGATGTATGGCACGTGGTGGACAGCACGAATAAGAATATCACGGGTTTTAAATATCTTTTTGATATTTATAAGGGCGCTGAATTACTTACAAGGGTTACAAATAATCCGTATGGTGATGACGATTACGGGGTGGTAAATGTCGGCAATATTGTGAGGTCATTAGTAGTGGTGGATACGCTTGCGGATATAAATATGAGCAGTCTTTATAATTCATCTTTCCCCGTGCTATCTGCCGGTATCGACTTTTGGTGGGGTGAGTACGATGTAAGGTATGGAGAGATTTGCGGAACGACCACCACAGAAAATGACGCATCCGGCACGTATCGGGTTTACAATACCTATAATCGCCATCCGCTTCATAAGTCAGGAGCGTCACTTAGTAGTGGAACGGTGTACCTGACAAATCGACCTGATGAAAGTTATTTTTATGTTGGTGAGCCTGTTATATTAAGTATAAATGGGAAACGATTGGTAGCTGGGAATACCATGTGCTTGCAAATAAACACGGCGGAGAATTGTTTTACAAATGTCGATGGTCTTCATTATTTCAGTTTAAACGGACTTGATCAGGACACGACATTTTTTGTAGATACGAGCGGAACGCAACTTGGGCAAACAAAGAAACTAAAAAAACGTTGCTCGAAATATACGCCATATACGTTGGTGTTTTTGAACGCTTACGGCGCATGGGATAGCTTCACATTTGTGAATGGCAACGTCATGACCGACAACCAAAAAAAGAAGTTTGAGCAAAGCGAATGGAAGCTGAGCGGGTTTAATATGGTCAACAAGTCAGGCAAGGTGCTATACGAAGGGATGCGAACTTATGGCAGTGAGTTTAATACGAAGATGAAGCTGACAACGGATCTGCTCGATAGCGGTGAGTACATTTGGCTGTTTGAATTAATGGTTTCTCCTTTGGTGTATTTATGGGATAAAACGGCAAACCTTTTCCACCCCGTTCAGATTACAGATAGCAATTATGAGATAAAGAACGGCCTACAGAATAAGACCGAGACGCTGGATATTAATATTGAGGTGTACAAACAAAATACTCAGTACCGATGATTTACGAATTATTTTTGGAGGGGCAATTAGTTGATATCCGTCAGGATTTAGGGATGCAACTTAATTTCAACATTGATGACGTTAATAAGTACGGCAGTAGGGATACATCATTCAGCAAAACGATTGTTCTCCCCGGTACAGCAAAGAACAATAAAATATTTGGTTTTGTTGGTGAACTTGGGAGCAGTAATCCATATGTCCCCGGCGGTGAGAATATAAACGTTAATTTCAACGTGGCGCAAACCACAAAGGCGGAGCTAAGGGCAAATGGTCTGTTGCTTTTAAAGGGCGTTTTTAGGCTCACAGGGATTGTAAAGGAGCGTGACATGATAGAATATGAGGGGAACTTATTCGGTGAGCTTGGCGGGTTTATTGCGGCCATTGGTGATGGTAAACTCGAGGATTTGGATTTCAGTGCGTACAATCATACGTACACACGGAACAATATTGTGAATAGCTGGGATACAATAAACGGGTCAGGTTATTATTACCCATTGATTGATTATGGCACATACTCAACACCTGAAAAAAACCCCGGCAGGGTAAAACGTGATTATGATTACAGAACTTTTCGCCCGGCGTTATTTGTGAAAGAATATCTTGATAAGATGTTTGAGCCGAGCGGTTACACTTATGAAAGCAGTTTTTTTGATAGTGCTTTTTTTAAGAAGTTAATAATACCTACAAATGTAAATAAACTTACAAAGACATTAACTGATATTTTAAATGCAAGCAGGACTACGACTCAGGTAGTATCAATAGGCAATACTGTTATTCAAAAATATGTTTCTTTTCCTAATATTAATTTAATAAATGCGATGACCGGAAACGGTAATCCTAATTTTACTTATACAGGATCGCAAGGCTCATTTCAAATAGATATATCGTTTAGATTGGTTGCATTTTTTACAAGTTCTTTTACAGGATTTGCAAAAGTTGAAATTTATGCAGGTGGCAATATAATATACACAAAACAGGTTACTGGCAATCAAAACTCTCCTGCTAAAATAATCAATGATAGCATAAGTCAGATAATTTCATTAAATACTAATGATACTATTTACATACAAGTTTCAACGGCCTACGTTGATTCCTCTATTTCTTCTGCTTCGATAAATATAGTGGCAACGAATCCAGTAACGGCAGATTTATCATTAAATGATAATATTTATTTTAATCAAATCATCCCTCGCAACATCCTACAAAAAGATTTCTTCGTATGGATTATGAAAATGTTTAATTTGTACATCACTGAAGATAAGATAAAAGAAAAACATTTGTTAATCGAGCCGTATGTTGATTATTACGATTTATCGGAATCAATAGACTGGACTTATAAAGTTGCAAGGAATAAGCCGTGGAATATCAAACCGATGGGAATGCTGAATGGCAGGTTTTTTGAATACAAGTATAAAGAGGATAATGACTTTTATAATGAAGGTTATAAAAAGAAATACAATCTGCCATACGGCTCACGCTTAGAAGATACAGCTTTTCAATTCGCAAAGGATAAGCAGACAATCGACATAGGATTTTCTCCGTCAGTATTAATTGAATATGAGGGGACTGACAAAGTAATTACGGCAATTTACAAAAAGTCATCAGGTAATGCGGTCGATCAGGAGGAGCGTATGGATAGCAATATTAGGATAATGATGGCAAAGAAAATGACGGGGGTTGCAAGTTGGTATATCCGCAATAATGACATATCCGGATCGGGCGGTAACTTAGAGGCTTCCTTAACTACTTATGGTTACGCCGGACACTTTGACGATCCGGTCAATCCTACAAAAGATATAAACTTTGGGGCCTCTTCTGAGATATATTTTGATCCGAACGTTTACCCGACAAATAATCTTTTCAATGATTATTGGAGCGGATACATTGCCGAGATAGCGGACAAAGATAGTAAGCTATTGACCTGCCATGTTTATCTAACTGATTTGGATATAGCGCAATTGGATTTCAGTAAACCCGTATTTATTGATGGGGTATTGTGGCGGATTAATAAGGTAATGGATTACGATGCAACGAGTGGTGAATTAACAAAGGTTGAATTATTAAAAGTTATAAATAATGGCTAAGCAGGAGATACCAATTAAGATAACGGTCGATACCAAAGACGCGCAGGGGGATGTTGAGAAGTTTAAGAAAGGCGTTGATGATACAAGTAAATCGGTAAAGAAGGCTGGTGAAGAGGCAAAAAAGGGAGGCGGATTTTTCAATGGCCTTTGGGGTACAATGAAAGCTTTTGCTGGGATTGGGATAATATCTAAGGGTATTGATATATTATCAGATGCTTTTAGTAAAAATCAAAAAGTAGTTGATCTTCTTTCTGCAGTAACAGGTACTTTGGCATCTTTACTTACGCAAGTAATAGATGTTGTCACTGGCGTCATTGATAGGGTAAGTAAAAGTTCAAATGGATTTGAGGCATTAGGTAAAGTCATGAAGGGGTTGTTTACTCTTGCGTTAACTCCTTTAAAGGTTGTTTTCTTTGAGATTAAATTAGCCATTGAGGTATTGCAGTTAGCATGGGAAAAATCTTTTTTTGGCAAAGGTGATGAAGGTAGAATAAAAGAGTTAACGACAAGCATAAAATCAACAAGAGATAGCCTAATACAAACAGGTAAGGATGCAATTAATGCAGGTAAGAATATTGCAACAAATTTCGTAGATGCTGCCAAAAGCATAGGCGACGTTGTATCTGGCACCATTGAAGGCGTTAAAAAAATAGATGTTGCCGCGACATTTGAACAACAGAAATCGATTGTAAGGTTAAAAAACAGTGCGGAACTTGCTGCTGCTGAATTGGCAGGGCTGATTGAAAAATACGACAGGCAAGCAGAGCAACAACGGCAAATCAGGGATGATGAAACAAAGAGTATTGATGATAGGATAAAGGCAAATGAAGAACTTGGTAAAATATTAGAACAACAAAGGATTGCACAATTAGCACAGGCCGCTAAAATTTTAGAATCTGCTCAAGCTCAAGCTGCTGCTGATAAAAATAATAATCAATTAAAAAAAGCAGAAATTGAAGCGAGGAATAACGTAGCCGCTGTTGAGGCACAAATAACAGGATTACAATCTGAGCAAAAAGTCAATGCCGTTGGTCTTGCAAAAATAAAAATTGAGCTTGGAAAGCAGGAGGCGCAGGCTACTAATCAAAGATTACTTAATGAGCAAAAGGCATCGGTGGAGCTTATAAAAAATGAAAATGATAGGTTAGCCGCTAAAAAGAAAATATTTGAGGAAGAAAGCCGTATTGAGATTGCAAGGTTGCAGGGTGTAGTTAATTCTACTAATGCTGGTACTGAAGCAAGGGTTGCAGCCGAAATAGAACTGGCAAATAAAAAGTCTGAGTTAGCCATACAAGGTCAGCAATTAGATCGGCAGATACTTGAGACGGGATTAAATACACAGCTTGAGCAAATCAACAAGCAAAAGGAGATTTATCAATTAGACTTTGATGCGAGGAAAGGATTTTTAGAGCAGGAGAAAGCATTATTAGATCAACAGTTGGCGAATAAACTTATAACCGATCAGCAGTATTTGGATGCAAAGCGTAATATAACGGCTCAGGAGAATCAGCTTGAGATGGATAAGTTTAATTTAAGAAAACAATTAGTAGATCAGGCATCGACATTGATTACTTCTGAATTTAGCTTTAGATCAAAAATTAATTCAGATGAAATGGCATTGCTTGATATGCAGTTGTCAAAAAAGCTTATTACTGACGAAGAGTATCAAAGAGCAAAAGCAGAACTCGTTCAAAAGGAAATGGATCTTCAGTCCAAAAAAGTAAAGTTTGAGCAAAGCGTTTTAATACTTAAGCAGATAATGGCTGCTCAAGAATTAATGATTGAAGTCAAGAAAAATATCTTCTTCGGCAAAAGTGCGCTTTCTCGAAGTTTAGTTGCAACAAAGGAGGGTGCGGCACAGACTGCGAAAGTAGGGTTCCCGCAAAATATACCTTTGCTTATTGGTTATGGAATACAGGCGGCATCCATTATTATGTCTATTAGACAAGCTATTAAAACAATAGCAGGTGCTGGTGATATAGCAGCATTAAATGCGTCTTCATCAGGTATCTCAACATCTGCGCCAATATCTCAGCAACTATCTCCTCAAGTTACGGCTACTCAAGTCAACACAGCGGCAGTCAATCAATTAGGCAATCAGGCAACAAGGGCGTATGTTTTGAACTCGGACATTCAGAACGCTGAACAAAGAAACGCGTATATAAATAGAAACGCATCAATTGGGAATCCTTAATTTTACATAAATGGAAAAGCAATTACCAGTTTATAAACTGACAATAAAAGAAGATATTGAAAGCGGTGTCGAGGTAGATGCCGTTGCCTTAGTGGACGTGCCTGCCATAGGGGTTGGCTTCTACGCGTTTAATGAGCAGGAATTTGAAAGCTATACGGACTACCCAAAGCAGGCGAGTGAAAATGCAAAGGTAGCTTTGAGATGGGCGGAGGAGAACGGGTGGGGTGATTGCTTAGAGGCTACAGGAAAACAAAGAGCTAACCAATTGGCAAATGGCGAGGCCATCAGTCGTGACACGATTGCGCGTATGGCAGCTTTTGAAAGACACAGACAACATAGTAAAAAAGAGTTAGGGGACGGATGTGGTCGGTTGGCATGGTTAGCGTGGGGCGGTGATGCTGGTATTGAATGGGCGCAAAGAAAACTTGAGCAAATAGATAAGCAAAAAATGCAATCTTTCGCGGTGGTGAATGAAGAGGAGCGCGTTGTAGTTGGTCCCGCAATGATACCCAATAAAAGGATATTCAGGCGCGATGAGGATGGCACTGAATATGAAGTATTTTTTACAAAGGATACAATCCGCACCATTGCAGAAAAGTTTTATCGTAAAGGCTTCCAAAATAATGGCAATGAAATGCACGACAGCTCAAAGCCTGTGGATATGGTTTTCTTTCAATCATGGATAGCAGATGAAAGCAAAGGCATTCCGAAAATGAAGCAATTTGAGAGCTTACCTGATGGCACGTGGTTTTTAGGTGCTAAGGTTAATTCAGATGAAGCATGGGCAAAGGTTAAGGATGGCACGTTTAAAGGATTTAGCGTGGAGGGTATGTTTGACATGATGCCGATAAAAATGTCGATGAAGATGTCAGAAGAAACGGCCGCGAAACTTATCATTGATCAATTAAAAGATTTATTGCAAAATGTCCACTAATCTGCAACCGATACCTTTGGGGCTTATAGGTATAAAGCCATATTTAGATAATTTTATTGATGATTTTAATTTTAGCGAAACTGAATCAGGTACTTTTGCATATACGAATGATAATTTTTTTAATCCGCCGACTGTTTTTATAGATGGTATATTGTTGACTTATGGCGTTGTATCCGATAGAAGATATGTAAGTTTTGACGGTGAAACTAAAACATTATACCTTCATAATGTTGGAGTAAACGAAGGCGAAAACGTTCAAATATTTTTATAATCAAATCAAATCAACAAAATGAAAATCTTAGTTCTAACGCAATCCTTCAGCGGTTGCGGTTACCACAGGCTTATGCTTCCTGTTTCTTTAATGGCAAAAGAAAAGGCACGGATAACGGATGTGTTCCCCGAAGAGTTCGACTATGACATTGTAAACATCAACAGGCTGTGGCCGAAGAATGACCTTATTGAGCTTCGCAAAAAGCACGGTTTTAAATTGGTTGTCGATGTCGATGACTTTTGGATATTGGATAATTGGCATTTGGATTTTGATACGTACAATAGACATAATGTCGATGGGCGTATTATAAAACATTTAAAGGAGGCGGATTTAGTTACCTGCACACATGAGCGGTTGGCGGAAAAGGTTTACTACCATAATAAAAATGTCGAGATATTACCGAATGCCATTCCCTACGGGCAGAATCAATTCACATCGGAGCGTAATGCATCCGATTTGGTTAGGCTGTTTTGGGCGGGTGGGATATCGCATGAAGAGGATTTAAAAATGATGCGTCCGGTCATGAAGCGGTTACTTAAAAGCGATTTAAAGGATAAGGTAAAAATGGTTGTTGGCGGTTATTCAGATAGCAATATAACGGAGGAAACAATATGGAAAAAGATGGTCAGTTATTTTACAGCTGATGCATTATTGCCGAACATGGCGTATCGTGGCCTCCCGGTTTTTGAATATTATCAAATGTATTTGGAAAGCGATATTAAATTAATCCCACTTCGTAAAAGCACATTCAATGGATATAAGTCAAATTTGAAGATACTTGAGGCGGCGGGAAAAGGCATCCCGGTTATTGTTTCAAAGGTTAATCCATATCTCGGCTTCCCTGATGATGTCGTTTATTATGAGAATTGGGATAAGAATATCAGGACGCTGGTTGAGGATAAAGATTTAAGGGAGGCGAAGGGTAGGGCGCTTTTTGAGTATTGCAATCAGCATTACAATTTTGATAAGATAAACGAAAAGCGTAAATTGTGCTTTCAAAGTTTGTGTTCATAGTTTTAATGTTTAGGTTTATACCCCCTGCTTTTCTAAGCGGGGGTTTTTATATCTTATTTATTATCAATTACTTACAAAGCAAAATATCCGAAAATATCTTTTTTGGTATGTAATTGATATGAATCCGATCGAATTATTACAAAAAGTAAAAGCGTTGGTATTTGAAGATCAAATGCCGACTGCTCCTGCGGTTGAGCCTATTGCTCCTGCAAAAAAAGAATTTGGCGGTTATATGCTGAAAGATGGCACGGAGGTTTACATTGATAAGTTAGAGGTTGGTGGTGTTGTTTCTGTTGAAAAGGAAACTATGGCACCCGCTCCTGTTGGTGAGCATGAGCTTGCCGATGGCACTACTATCGTAGTTGGTGAGGGTGGTGTTATCAGTGAAGTAAAGCCTGCTCCTGCTGTTGAGCCTGAAGCACCCGCTGCCGAAGACTTAGGCAAAAAGTACGAAGAGAAATTTTCTGCTTACGATGCTAAATTCTCAGCATTAGAAGCCGAAAATGCAAATCTGAAAGCTGCCTTCGCTAAGTCTGAAGACGCTATCAAAGGTTTATTTGAACTCGTTGAAAAGCTCGTAAAAGAGCCAACAACTGAACCTACTGAGCCTGTAAAAAGCGGATTCAAATTTGGTAAGCAAGTAGAAAACAAAGAAGAAAAATTAAATAGTCTTATTAACCTTTTTAAACAATAAGTAAAAATGGCATACAATGTAACGGGCTTAGCCGCATATACTAAGCAAAATGTAGATCTGCTGGTTAAGAACTCTGTATTCGAAGCCAGAACACAAAAGGAAATTCTTGCGCTCGGTAACGTTCGCGTAGGTGTTAAATCTTCTGAAGCTATCGGTCGTATGGATACCGATGTGTTTTTTCAGGATGATAGCTCTTGCGGGTTTAATGCAAGTGGCACGACGACCTTTACTCAGAGATCGCTTGTAGTAAAACCAGTGAAGGTAAATGAAATACTTTGCGATAAGGATTTAGAGCCTTACTACACACAACAAGCTTTAAAAGCAGGTGGTCAATATGATACTGCTGCTTTTGCTGCTGACTACTCAGATCTAAAAGCTAAGAAAGTTGCTGAAGCTCTTGAGGTTGCTTTGTGGACTGCTAATAGCACTGGTTCAGCTGGTACTAACGGATTGCAAAATAAGTTCGATGGTATCAAAACTATAATTACTGCCGCTGGTGGTTCAGTTATCAATGCAAATACTACCGGATTCTATGGTACGCCTGCAACTACTATCAACACTCCTACAATCGCTAAAAATGCGGTGTTGGCTTTGATTAAGTCTTTGCCTGCTAAAATCCAAGGTAAATCAGACGTTCGTATCTTCTGCGGATGGGGAACTTTCTCTTATCTTATTCAAGCTTACGTAGATCAAAATTTGTTCCACTATGCTCCTGATGCAAAATGGGATGATGATAATGCAGTGTTTACCGTACCGGGTACAAATTACAAAGTAATTCCTGTACATGGTTTGGATTCTGCTGATGCTGATGCTTGTTTATACGCTTTCAGAATGAGCAATATCTTCTTAGGTACTGATTTACTTGACGAAGAAAACAAATTCTGGATTCGTTGGTCTGAAGATGATGAGAACATTAAGGTGACAATTCGCACAAAAATTGGAATACAGTTTGCTTTTGTAGACGAAATATCCAAGTTCGAAGCGTAATCATAATTCATAGGGAGGTGTAAAAGCCTCCCTTCACTTATAAAATTTTAAATTTAATAGCCATGCCGTGTGCCTTGACCTCCGGATACCAATTAGACTGTAAAGACTCTTCGGGCGGTTTAGTTGAAATATACTTTATAGAAAAAGGTAATGTTTCATCTATTGCCGAAGCGAGCGGAGTTGTAACAGGTCTTACAAAAGCTTCCGGTAAAAGATTTTGGAAGTACGAACTTCCTAAAGAGACTGGATCATTAACAGAAACAATGACAGGTAACGTTCAGAACGGCACCGTCTTTTATGCTTCTGAGCTGAAATTAGTAGTTAACAAATTGAACGTTGCAGTACGTAACGAAATTAAATTATTAGCACAAAACGTACTTATTGCAGTTGCAAAAGATAATAACGGCAAATATTGGTTAGTAGGTCGCACTCGTGGTGTTGACTTTACAACTGGTACACTCGGAACGGGTACGGCTTTCGGAGATAGAAGCGGATTTGATTTGACCTTCGCAGGTAGTGAGCCTGAGCCGATGCTGGAGGTAAATAGCTCTGTGGCGAGTGCCTTAGAGACTGCAGGATAGTTTTGTTTTGTTGATTGGTTTGATTTTGAAGCCCTTGCCCTTTTGGGCGAGGGTTTTTGTTTTAAGGTATTTATAAATAGATATGTTTAAATTTATCAAAGGTACGACTGCGACAATCATTTGCACTCTTAAGGAGAAGCAGACTATTGATTCGCCTTATTATTTGTTTGTCTTTACGAATAGAGGCACGAATGATACAGTTACTTTTATAAAGGATTATCTGCATGACGTATCCACAAATAAAGATAGATGGAATGAGTTTACTATCCCTGTAAATACGTATTTTGCAAACTATAAGGAGGGTTGGTGGCGCTATGATATATATGAGCAGACAAGCTCAACGAATGTAAACCCTGCGGGGTTGGGGTTACTTGAGAGCGGATTGATGTTTTTGGACGATAATACAAACATAAGCTACACGCAATATTCACAGGACGTTAAATTTAAAATGTACGATGCATCCTAACATAAGTTTTATAAAGTTCGCAGATGTGAAGCTGCCAATGATGGTTGAGATACCCGGCAAGGGGTATGTGCAATTTGGTGAAGATAATCTTTATCCTAATCAATTACTCGAAAAGTTGAATAAAAGCAGTAAGCATAATGGGATTGTCTTGGGTAAGGTTAATTACATCATAGGCAACGGTATATCGTATAAAGACAACAGCCAGCAGGAGTTAATACCAAATAAGAATGAGACAATAAATGATTTACTCAAAAAGGTTTCTACGGATATTGAGATTTTTGGCGG